ATTCTTTATTGAGAACTAATGCTTGATTATATTCGATATTTTCGAATTTTATGCTATCGTAATTATAAAAGGGGATATTTTCATCTCTCAACACTGTAATATACTCGGTTTGTTCATTAAGATGTGATATATAACTGTCTCCCATGAAAAATAGATTGTCTTTATTTTGATTACTTGGTGATATGTAAATATCTTTAGTGACTAGAGTAATTATGAAAAATTCAGCATAATTCCATGTTTCTAAATCTTCTAATTCGTCCCAATTTCTTTCAATAAATTCGTCCCCCCATATAAATAAATCATCAGGATAGAATTTTTCTCTATTAAACACAGCAAATGTCTTTTCTGGTTTGCTGAAAAACTTTTTAAACACTGAATTGTTGGTTATTACATAGAATACATTAGAATCTTGTTCGGATATAGCCATTCTATTGAATTGACCGTCTGTATCTGGAAATAATATATCTTCAAACACATGAGTTTTTATCAATGTATATTTTTCGTCATATACAAATAACCCATATTGTGGAGAACTCGAAACATAATCATCTCGGAACAACACATAAGTATAATTATTCATTACTCGATGTCTGATATCCATCACCGAATATTTTCGTATTGCTGGTATTTTAATGGTTCTTATCCAAATAAAATTATCATCAAATATCTTGATTACATTGTTTCCCGTATCATAAATCCATACTTCATTTAATTTAGAACCCAATACAGTACATCCATTGAATTTATTTTTGATGTCCTCGTTTCCAATTCCCCCAATTGGTTCGATTAGAAATCTTTTTCCGTCAAATACCGAATCCCCACTATAATATTGTGTTACGTCGTATTTAAATACTTGACCACCGCCATTTATTTTAGAATCGCTTATATACAAATATCTTCCATTGTATGTAATGTCTTCTAAATTCTTACAAGTTTCGTTTGTGTTATTATCAATAAGATCCGAATAAAAAGTAAAACTAGCATCATATAATTGTCCCCCCTCTGTTATTTTGCTTGTTAATCCCATTAGATATGTATCGGATATACCAAATATACTAATACCTGATGCATCTTTGAACGGAATTACTGCCATTCGTTTCATAGAGTCATATTCTTTGAATCCCGACAAACTAGCAACCGCAGATAATGCACCAAATCCGCGTGCTTTGACTTCCCAACCAAAATTTTCGGTTCCAATTAAATTACATAATGTATTGACATTTCCATCTACAGGAACATCGGTGCTTCCCATAAACATCCTACTATAGAGATATTCCAAATTGTTTATGAAATATTCTATCTTTTTATTCAGAGTAACGAAATTCACAAGTTCATTCGGCTGTATTAGTATTTCATCTAAATTATTGGGCATGTATATGCCGTCGAACACATATCTATCTTTGAAATTGTTTAATTTATAATAATCAGCAGAATATTTAGAAACGGCTTCTAGAGTATTCGCGGATTCTGTATAATAACGACCTTCGTACACATTTTTCAAATCATCGACATTAAAATAACCAACATAGGATTTATTATTTTTTGTCAAAAACTCCCCACCGCTTGTATAATTAAATCTAGTTTGCATTACCGGAATTCTATGTTGTTGATTGTTGTTGTTGCTGGTAATATATTTTTCAATTTTTCCGTAAGTATATCTTTTAGTTGAGTTTTCAGAGCATTATTAGTCAATTGAGAATTTTTAATAATTAAATTTATTTTATTGCTTTTGTTCCCCGTTGTATCTAATTTGAATTGACGTTCAATACCATCTAATTCATTTCGTTGATCACATGGAAGAGAAACAACCAAATCTTGCATTTCTATTCCATTATATACATGAAAATTAATTTCATTATTAGATAATGCCTTATTATATATTTTAAATTGCTTCAATTTTAAATTTTTGATATAATAATTGGTTTGATTTAAGAATTCTGGTAATGATATATTATTGCGGAAATACGTATTTCCGACATTAATACTTTCGTCCATTATATCTTGAAATATATATTGACCGGGTGGTATGTCTACAGTATTTATTTCATCTCCATCACAAAAAATACTAATTTTTCCTTCTAATCCATCCAGTCTAAAAGCAAAATGATGATATTCACATTGAAATAAATATTTGCTAATGGGTATCTCTACTCTTAATTTTTCTAAATTGTTATACACATTCTTCAATACAACTTTAAAAGTAAGTATATCTGTTTTTGTGTATGTATTTTTCAGATAATCATATCCAGTTAATTTATAATTAATATGTCTTGAATTATCATACGAATAATATTGTGTAATTAGTGTATTGAATTTTGCATAACTCACAGCACTTGCATCTTCATAATCAGTTCCGATATATTGTTCATCAAGTTTAGCTAAAAACATCTGTCCTGCTGATAAGAAGTTATTTCCTATGTCGTCCGCAACGATTCCCATTATTATGGGGTATGATTTCAATCCATCAGTGGTATATTCTCTTACAAAATCAATTTTTATTATTTCTAATGTGTTGTTAGGCATTATATAAAACGGATTAAACACACCACTCAAAGTTGGTGTTAGATGATATCTATATTTTAATATACGGTCTTTCGTAAATTTAGAAACATAGTTTACATTATGTATAACATAGTAATTATAGTCTTCATCAATGAAATAGTCTCGTATTTCTGTTTTGCTTGATAAGAGTATAACACTAAGTGTTCTGTCGAATGATTCTTGTACTAATGTGTTGTTGTTTTTTACATAAAGTACTGTATCATTTGTGTATTGTTTCGCATCGTACCCATCAAAACCATATATTTTGTTGTCGTATTTTAATATAGAATAGCATTCCCCGTTCTTTATCGCATTGAACGTACTGATATCTTCTGTTGTTGTATCGTAACTAGTTACAGATCCATTGGTATCGTTTAAAAAATATATGTTATTTTTATCATAACACATTGATACATAAGTTTCCGATAAATTTCCGGAAGCATCGTAAATAACCGAATCTGAATTAAATTTTGTGATTAAGGGCAACATACTATTCGATATTTATTGTGTAAAAAGAATCCAAATGATCTGTTCTGTATATATCCTTTATGAAAGAATTAGATATATTTTGTTCATTTGAAAGAGATCCGGAATCCAATATATCAAAATCAGTATTAAATGAATATACTTTGTTGTTGGCTTGTATTGTAATAATTGGTGTTATCTTCTCGTCATCTAATAAAGCAAATCCTTTATTATTCAAATTTCCAACAATCTGATGTCCGAACTCATTAGTCCAATCATCGGATTGCATCCAAAAACAAATAGTAAATTGATGCGAATTGTTAATTTTTCCGTAATTAGTAATTTCTGAAAAAGTATTTCCGTCTAATTGATATTCCAAACTATCAATATCGGATGCTGATAATAATATATCTACTCTTTTGTTGTCTTTTAACGACAAACCATTCAAAATCAACGAATCCTGTATTGTTTTCAGAATAGTATCTACGTATACATCACCAATTCTATGATATATGTATTCCTTGTCTGGTGCTATGAATAAATCACTTCTTTTATCAAAGAATGATATGCCGTATAATGCACTTTTATCTGTTTGTGGAGTGTTTTCTGATTCCGTTATGTTTGTATTATAAACATCAGGCACATCATAATATTCAGACGACGATAATTCCTGACTCAAAAGGTTATTTATTGGATCAATATAAGTATAATTGAAAGAAGTTGCCAATGCTTCGGCATATGATGTCTTTTCTGGATAGTAATAACGATCTAACCACGTAGTTGTTCCGTTTCTATCTTGATGTAACCAAGAACACAAATATTCGGCATTTGATGAATATTGCGCATCTCTTTTTTGGAATATTTTATCCGACATATACGGATTCTCGCCCGCAATAGATCCCCGATGATTCCATTCCAAATCATTGATGTTAATCTGTTCATACGGATACAAGCTTTTCGGTGTGGTGAATGCGGTATACTTGTCTTTTTCAAATTTATAATCACTGTTATAAAATTCGTAACTTAGTGTTATTCCGTAATCTCCGGTTTCTTGGTTATTACCAGTGAATAAACCAATATAATCACGGTTATCCACAGAAGGAACATTTGGATTCACCTTTTCTAGGTAATTCGAACGATAACTATAATTTTTATGGGTATGTTGATTTTTTAATGTTAATATATTCGAATAAATTGTATTCCCCGTGATATTACTATATTGCGTAGATATTAGATAATTATTTTCTAAATTATTTCGGCTTTTTATGGGATTGATATCATAAGCATTTTTATGTTTCTTGTCATAAGAAACCCATGATGTGTTTATTTTTGGGGTTAAATGCTGTATATAATAATTAATCGAAAAGTTATTAATATTAAAACTGTTTATATCGTCTTCGAAAACTATGTGACGTGCTGATGTCGTGACTATTTTAGAATTTTGGAATAATCCGATTTTGTTGTTGTTTTTATCTAAAACGTAATTAAAAATAGTAGTCGGAACCGAGGGATTCGTAGTGAATCCGAAATTGCTGCCAGAATTCAAATAATAATTTATTCTGTCTTTGCTTCTATGAACGATTTGTACCGTAAGTTTTTGTTCGTCGATATGGAACTCAAAAATCCTGTCTGTTAAAATTACATATCTGTCTTCCTTTTCAGTGAAAAAATAAGAACTTCCCGAAGCAGTCAAATATAATCCGTTTTTGTCCACTATTGATGTGTTGAAAATATACACATCAGTAGAAGACGATAACTGTTCTACATACAATATATCTTCGCATTTTTGTTTATTCGTTAGATATATAGAAGAATAATTATTAATTTTTCTGTCTGTTGCATTTTTAAGATAGCTTTCGTCAAAAAATGTATATCCTTCTTCAGTTTTACCCGAACGAGCAATCATCTTCAGTCCCGCATCTCCTACATAAGAGGTAGACAAAGGAATTGAAAACAAGTTTGAATCAATAATCTCCACTACTTTATTTAATGATGATGCAAGAGAAATCTCTTAGGTCTTCAATTATCAATTATCTACATTTTAGATTTCGTTAAGATCTTACATTAGTACCATATTTTAATGAAGATAGTGATCCGTTTTCAGTAAATCTATAAAAAGTACTTAATTGAGGCATGTTAGACAATGGCTTATATATTATATCACCTCCGTAAATATTCGATGCTTTGTATGCATCGGTTGTTATGTTATAAATCCAACGATCTCCAGTTATGGTTCCTTCGGCACTATCCCATGCACCTTTATACATTAGTATGGGAGATGCGCTAAATTTATCTGTTTCCGTAGATGATCCGTCTAGTGTCCATTTTCTGATTTCTGAAGAATTATACATACTAATCAAAACTCCTTTACCAAAATTAACTGGATGTAACGGATAGTCATTACTATATGTTGATATTCGAGTTGGTTGTGAATCATCTATTCTTTGTTTTCGTATATTTAAATTATTGACTATATAAATAGGGTATGCTTCTATAGTACTACCACTGTTGATATTTATGAAAACGTCATTATTAAAACAGAAATCACCGTCAAATATGATCGAACATCTCATATGTGAAATATTTTGTGTGAATGCATCATATTCTATTTGTCTTAAATAAGCATTGCTGTTCAAATCCATAAAACTATTTGTGAGGGTGGCAGCAGATAAATTACTTCCTGCTACATATTGATTACCAATAATAGCTAGACCATATCCCGGATATTTATAATTGTTGTCTTGTCTAGATTTTAACGAAGATCCGCATACAAACACGTCTACATTTTTCAAAGCTCGTATTAAAGAATAATTATAAAATCCTGTTCCCAAATAAGATAATGTTACATTACTCAAATTTACATTACTATTTTGTATGTCATAAGGTGCTGAATCATTACAGTTATTTCTATTAACAAAATTGAGGTATCTTATATTTATTTTAGAATCAAATATAGATAATCCAGCACCTCTTACATAACAAAAACCAATATTAGTATCGGTATAATTTAGACGCCTTGTCCAATTTGATTTTCTGTTTGCAACAGCTCCCCATTTTGAATCGATATCGCTCGAACTCCAATCTAAACTAATATCATTAGTATAGTATACGTTATAATTAACGGAATTTGGTTCCTCGTCAAAATATCTTTCGGTATCCCACCAAAAATTCGGTGCTGTTCCTCTTTTGAAACGTGATCGTATATGTGCTGTTGCTGATTTAGATCCATTTCCTAAATTATATCCAAAATTCATCCCACCTTGCATTTTCTGATTTTTAATTCTAGGCCAGCAATATAACCCACCTTTTAATCCAGAACTAAATCCGAAAATAGTATCAACCGTATTTTGATCTATGTATTGGATTGTTATATTAGCAGTGTTCCAATTCCAATTTATTATCGCCCAATTTGCCGGGCGATTCGTATTGTCCGATGGCTCTAAGTAATTAGCTCCTTCTCCTTCGGTTGTGTCTTCGTCCACATATATAGTATAATTGCCATTGATATTATTTTGTGCCCACCAAGAAGCTACTGTTAGTGTTTTGAAACATGGACGTAATTCACCGTTAACGTTTGATCGTGCTTGCGGAGCACTATCAGTAGCATTAATATCACTGGGACGAACCACTACTATACTGGATGTTCCAGCAACTGGTGCTATTTTTATTTGTCCGGAAGCATTAAACATTAATCCACCAGTTGGATCTAAATTTACGGAAATTCCGTTATCTAATTTTATTCCCTTGGTTGTGTTGACTATATTTGGATTTAATTTATCTAATGTGATGGCATTATTAGATATATTATTCTGGTTTATAGTTAACGAGGATGGATTGTTTTGTATTTCGCTATTTACGTATTTTAAAACAGAACTCAATTGTGCGGAGTTTGAAACATTATTGTGATCTACATGGATATAATCTCCAGCATTTAATGTGTTGATCAAAGGTAGGTCTGTTATATACTTATTAGCCATGTATCTATTTATAAGATTTGTGTCAAAAAAACCAATTGATCCTTAGTCAATTGGTAGTTCGTGGTGTGTGTTGGTTATGCCGGTGAATCAAAAAATATTTGATTATTTTTTAATATTTCAAGTTAATATAACTGTTATCTTTGAAAATCAGATAATCATTAAGTTTTGTAATTAAATACGTAGAATCAACAACAACAACTATATCTGCGGTAGTATCGAAACCTGCTACATTTGATATCACACATTTGTATGTACCGGAATCCGAAAGTTCTAAAGAATTTATAGTAAACGTTTCGTTAGTTATTCCCGTGTCTATATTATTTTTATACCATATGTAACTGAATGGTTCATCTCCTTTGACTTTAAGCATTAATGATAACGACTCATTTGGTTTTTTAATTATGCTATGTAACGGTTGTGAAACTATAGAAGGAGGATTTAGCAAAGTTATATTAACAGAATTACTTACTACGCTTCCAGCAGTATTACTTACTCTGCATGTTATATCAGAAAGATTTATTTTTATATTTGATATTGCATATGTCGAATTTGTTGCATTGGGATCATCGATTCCGTTAATTCTCCATTGATATGATAATGGTGTAGTTCCAGTGGCATCTATATGTAATACCACGGAATCACCATTAGTTATATTTTGCGATATTGGTTGTAGTGTTATAACAGGCTTGATAGGAGCTACCTTAACTTGTAATGATGCAAATCTGCTAGTAATCGGATCTGATGTTGTGACAGAAGCAACACAATAATACACCATAGTGTCAGAAATCTGAGCATCTGTTATGGTCATCACATTGCTCACATGATTGATAGTATTGATATCTAGTCCATCTGTTCTAAACCATGAGTATGAAATGGGTTCGTCATTATATACAGCACTTACTACAAAAGAAGCCGTTTCGTGTTCGTTTATTATGATATTATGGTGTTGTCTGATCCATTTAAACTTGGATACGACTGCTGCTTGTATTGGTATTGTTTTTGATAAAATTAATTTATTTATAACATTACCTTTAGCAGTATCCATCATAACAAAAACCGAATTGTCGGTATCGTCAAGAAATTGAGCATTTCCTATATATAAATTTTCATATTCTTTATAAAACGAATTCTGTGCTATTTTTATAGGCATTTGATATCTAAAAATGCTGAAATCTAAATATGTTATTGTTATTGTGGGATAATAAAAAACATTATATGTATCCACAGATGGATACAATGTGTGTTTTATCAAATCTAATTCTAATTTATTAATTTCTGAAAACGAAAACTTTTTAACTAATATATCGGTATCATCAGTGAAATTAATTTCTATTTTTATAATAGGATTAGTCAATCCCACCAAATTAGAAAAATCTATAACTATTTCGGTTTCTCCTTTGAATGTTCTAGCTGGGTATGTATATCCCAATCCGCCAAAAGTAGTTAATTTATAATAAGAATCCATAATTATGAAAAAGATAATACTCCGTCTTCAAATTGATTTGTTGTATTAGATGTTATGTCATTTAATATTATATTATTATCCAATAATGAAGGAGTATCATAAAAATTAATAGTTTTGTATGTTTCATTTCCGAAATATTTATGAAATATTATTTTATATGGATTAATCTCTTTTCCATTATAATTAAACCAAATTTGATATATATATGCAAATTCGTTTTGGTCTTCTACTGTTGTTATTACGGAATATACATTATTTCTCGAATTATAAATTAATGTTGGTTGGTTAATTTTGGTAATTTTGATAGGATTGTCTACTGCATTGTTGTGATATGATTCTGATACTAATACAATTGATATTTTAGTTTTTACTCCAGTAGAATAGTCTATTTTATAAAAAGAAGGAATTATGGAAAAATCATTTGACTCGTGATCATACACAGATAATTCAGCGACCATGCAATAGTCTCGATTTTCGAATATAAATGGATTAGAAACATTTCTCAAAAAACCAGTTTCGATTCCGTTTTTTATGAAACTGGCTTCTGTTCCGGAATATTCAAACATTCCAGAATTATATAGTAACTTCTCAAATATTATGTTATTTTTAGTTCTTATCCAAATGAAATCATTGTATATATTAAAATCAAGTATTTGAGAAAAATCGTCTTGGTATTTGTTACTGATTTGTACGGATAATGCCGATGATAATGGTGATATTGCTCCTGTAATAATATCTCTTATATACAAAGATCCATAAGAGCTTCTTAATTCATACGAATTTAAAGTGTTATTATCTGTAATTGTTGATGTTATTGTTTTGTTTGATGACAATGTTTCGTTTATTACGAATTTTGTTTGTGAATTGAAATCAAATTCCGCATCGCATACATCTGTTATAAGACCACCATCAAAGTCTTTGTGTTTTATAGAAGATACTATGTTTTGATAAGCATCATATTCCGATGTTCCGTTTGTGAAATCACCTACTTCTCCGTCTATAGATAAATTATAATAATAATCCGATGCCCATACATCAGGTTTTACCCATTCTGGATCATTCAATTGCACTTCTTCCGGAAGAATTTTGCCCCCAAAGAATTCTATAGGTCCGCCTTCATATTCTTCACATATGTCAATAGATATATTATCAACAGTGGTGTTGTCTTTTAACTGTTTTCTACTTTTTTGTTTAAATAGTGCATATTGATTACCATATATATCAGTAGTCCATTTGGATATCACTCCCTTATCGTAAATATTAGAAAAATTAGTAAGAAACCCATCATTTCCTAAATTAAAGTTATTTGATAACTGATTTCTTGAAAAATAAGGATAATAATCTTGTGTATATGGATTAGAATTTATATCTCCTTCTTCATTTCCCGTACTTTTATTTTTAACGGATTTTGTATACTCTGCAATATGAATTAATGGATATTCATAATTAAATTTTCTGGTCAATCCTGAAGTATTTCCATATATGTCTGGATCGGGAAATATATAAAGTTTGTTTGGTTCTAATTTACTAGAATCTATCTTGTATTTTTTTTCTGGAACAGAATAATATAATATGCTGTTCTTTTCCGGAGTAAAAAACAAACCAATTCTTCTGCATGATTGAAGATCTGATTCTTCTTCTACTGATGCCGTTGTTGGAAAATGTCTGTTTAATAAATTACCAGAAGGATTATCTGCCTTGAATAGAATTGATGATGTTACATCAGTTATCGTAGAACCAGTGGTTATGTAATAGAAATCACTACCGATGTATTTCTTAATTAATTTATTTTTAAGAGATACTATTCTTTCTGATTTTGTTTTATTAGTGGATATTAAGTCATATAGCTTATCGTCCGGCTTACAATTCAAATCAACAGAAGTTAAATTGTAATTTACTGTGAATATTCTCCCAAATTCTGTTAAAAATGTCCGCACATTTTTCATTATTTCGTCCACTATCGATTGTTCGAAATTAATGAATATATTTGCATTAATATCATTAATGTTGGAAGAATATAGAACCTTTCTCAAATCTGTCTTGACATCATACGTTTCATACGACTCTACTGGGTCGTTATCTAGATAATTTGTATAAAGATCATACAATTCTTCGATTTCTATCTTTAAATCCGATAATAATAAGGTTTCGTCTATTATTGTTTGTTGTGTTCCGACTTCTAATACATCGAAAAATATCACATCGGTTATGGTTTCGTATATAGTTTGTTCTAAGCTATTACCCGTTCCTTTGTTTTTGATTTTTTGAGATTTGTTTTTTAACTTTTCTCTCTTATCTGAATAAAAATCACATATTTCTCTTAATTTTTTAGATAAGAATGGAATAATAATATCCATATCAAACTCGTCATCAAAATCGACATTTGAAAGGAATCGTTTCTCTTCCAAAGTCGAATATTTAAGAAGTACGTCTTTTGCAAATTCTATGTATCTTTCTTGTATAGACTGATTTATCTGTAGATTAGAACTTTTCTTAATTGCTCCCCATTGTTTTATGTATTCTATGTATAAATCATTTGCCTGTATAGGAGATAAATTAGAATTTATATATTTTATGTAATCAAAAAACGAAAATGGACTTTGTGAATCCAAATATTCAGAAGATACTGTATTTGGATTTACAATCGAATTTAACGGTAAAATTTTCGAAAATACGAAAGAATTTGACACATTAATATTTAACAACGCCTAAGCCTTTTGCCAAGGAATATACCAACATGTTCTCTCTGATATCATCCCACTGTTTTTTGGAGGTTATATATTCCGAAATTGTTGTGTATTTATCAGCCCAATTTATAATTCCTTCGGTTTGTGAATTGTCGTAATTTTCCACATATTCGTAGAATTTATAATATTTTGTTATATCATTTTGTTCATATGTGTCCGGTAACACCAATCCCCACCCCCAATACGGATGATACGAACTCAAATAATATGTTCTTGTATGTGAATCTAGAAATTTAATATAAGAAGAACTAAGAATATCTGTGTTTAAAATAGTGTAAGTTTCGCTAAATTTCTCAAATGCAATTATATCGAATCCCGCTGATAATATCGTTGTTTGAAAATCTAATTCTTTTCCTTTGTTTGTTCCGTATATAGGAATCCCACCATTCGCGATAATATCCTCATTTATATAACCATTATCTTTGAAATTTTGATTAAATTTGTTTCTACTTCCTTTTAATTTAGAAAATTTTATGGAAAACAAATCTATGAGACGATTCACATCAGCTGGTAAATGAAGATTATTGTTTGTAAATTCATACAAATCTTCGTTCAGCATGGTATACATCGATTTTAATGTCTTTAAATTACACGAATCAATGTTTGCCACGTTATCAGTAAAATTAGATATTTTTTCGTATACTAATTTTCCTAATTCTGTTGGATTTGATGATAATGTACCAAGAGCTGATCCTATTATTCCGTCAAATAGTTTATCATCGTTTGATAGATATTCTTGAAATCTATATGATTTTATTTGTTGTAATGCATCAAAATTTTCATTTACTTTTCTTATATCATATTCTCCAGAAGTAGAATCAAATATCGAAAACGTATTACTGATTCCTTCCATTTGTAATGTATCTGCTGCTAAATGCTCGTATTTGTTTATATGACGAAATCCATTCCAATCTCCGTATCCTGTTATTTTGTCTTGTATTTTATTTGTAACTGAATCTACAATTTTGGGTATTTTTATACTTTTTGAAACAAAACCATATTTATCGACATCAGATTTGAAATACTGTAACGAATGATTTTTATTGTCGATTACTAAAATAGTATTATCTGTTGTGCATGTTATTCCTTCTAAATTACTTATATAATTATCGGGATTGTTATCAAACGGAGAATTTATTGTGTATGTTTGCGTAGTTATTATTGGTGGCGTTATTTTAACAACCTCGTTTATGTTTTTAGTGGCCCAAATATTTCCGTTTGCATCTAATGTTAAATTCCATAAACTTCCTCCTGCATCGTAATCAATTACAGTTGAACCATTTTTATCAATTTTTACTATTTTGTCATTTTTCGAAGACAATGCTTTGCTGTTCGTAATCAAATCTTTGCTTATTACCCATGCATCTCCATGTAAATCAGTTATTAGTTCAGTAGCTTCGTAGTGGGGAGTGAATATTTTATTAAAAATAAAAACTCCTTCGTTAGTGTATTTTTCAACAAACGATAAGGTTTGATTCGAATATGATATCCATATATTATCAAATACATCAGTATCTACGGATGCAGGAGTTACCGTGTTTTCGAAATCTATGTTATTATTTGCTATAGATGGCGTAATTACTTTATCTATGATATTTGTATTATTATTAATTCGTATAGTGCTAACCGAATCATACAAAGTAATCCACACATTACCATATCGATCACTAGAGATATCCGAAGGAGAAGAATTTGCTGGTATATCAAAACTATCGTATACCAATGCAAGAGTATCATCACTATTAATGCTAAATTTTTTAACAGATTGTCGATCTCCGTCTACTATCCATGCATATTTAATAACTGAACCATCGTCATTCAATTTGGAAGTAACACAGGATGAATATATGCCAGATAACCCAACATCTAATACATGATCATTCAGTACTTTATTTAAAATATTCGCCGTATCAATTTTTACTGTTATGTTATGTATTTGTGTAGCTTGTGGTTCTCCTATTATTGCATTTGATGTGTCCACAAAAAATACATCATCGACATTTATAGGAACTTTTGCATATATATGAACATCGTCTAATTGTTTATCAGATACCAAATATCCTCTAAAGTATCCTCCGTATTTTTCCGAAGACAATACACCGAAATTAGCATAGAAATTTATATCTGGTATTTTTACATCGTTTTTATCCTGTAATTCAATTTGTACTTTATAAGGTTCCGGATTAGTTCCTTCTAATAATGATAATATATTGTAGTATCTAGAGGAAGATACATAACCATATTTATTTTTGTCTTTAATTTTAACAACAAATGGTATTTTTTGGTTCGTAAATTTTAATTTATTAATATCGAACGTATTAATATATTTTCCGTTATTATCGTCATCAATGCCATTGGATGTTATTGATAACTCGCTTGGATTTAATTTTTTAATAGTTATAGAAAATCCATTAGTATCATACACGGTATTTAAAATAGAAAGTTGATTATCTATAAAATTCTTATCAAAATATTCTGGATTTTTGAATCGCTTCGTGTCAAACGTACAATAGATAGTTGCTGCTACGGTTTTGTCTAGTTCGCTTTCTTTTGGAAGATCATCTATATAATAAAAAAGTTTACTTCCTGATGTTCCTGCAAGGCAAGATCCAGTTTCCGATTTGTCGCAAAATATTAATGTATTATCGTAATCTAATTTTACATACAATTCGTTATTATCGGTTTGTATATTATTAACAGGAATTTTTTCTGTATTTCCTGTAATTGGATTTAAGATAAATGTTTCAAATCTAGCATATGGTTTCAAGTGACCCCATTTGTCCGAATTATATTTTTCCGCATTCAACAACGGAGCTACGTTACCACTTACATGCAGATTTATAGTATATTCTCCTGATAATATATAAAAATTCTGCCAGCTATTGAATCGAAATACTATGAATGGATTCTGTAAAGATCCTGTTTCTGTTTTGTTTTTTGATCCGGATAAAACAATGGTATCTGATATAAAATCTTTAACTAAAATATTTTGCGAAAACGAACTTTCGTTTCCACGGCCATTACTTCCTAATGTATAACATTGTACTGTATACCAACCCGGAAGATTGTAATAATGTGTTGCTGTGACTGAATCCGATGTTGTTCCATCACCAAAATCCCATAATATTCTCTGGTTCGAATAATTAGCATTCGAACCATCATCAAATGTAGCAACAAATGTAAATGGAGTTATAGGTAACGTATACCCACTTGTTGCAGGCATTCCAGTATGATCAAAAACATCAAAATAAATGTAATTATTGTGTTTTACTTGCATTATAAGACCTCTATTTTATTAATTAAATTTGAAATCTGATAAAAGAACGGAAATTCGAAAAATTTCAATGTTATGTTTTGTGAAAGTGTATTAACTGTTGATTTAGTATACAATGGATTCCAGTATATAAAATTTATTTTAGATGTTTTGTATTCTGTATTGTTATTGTATCTTATGGTTTCTAAAGACTTGACTCCATTTAAATTAAGTATATTGAAACTTAATTGACTCATATCCAAAAATTGTCCTAGTTTATTATTACTTTGATCGAAGAAATTTTTAATATAATTAAAAACATTACTTCTTATTTGTTCTTTTGAAATAATTTGGTCGGAAGATCGGGTAATTCTTATAATAGTTTCGTCTCTGATAGAAGAAGTCACTGTTTCTCCCAAAATTGGTAATCCTATATCAAATGCTAAATAAATCGGGTCGCTCACAACAACATTATGATTCAACATTTTGTATTGATTCATTTTGTCAATTATAGATTGCTTTTGTGCAAAGAATAATTCGATTGGAGTTGTTTCATTGATAATAGTTCCTAATTTGGGGACACAAAATGAATATATATTATTAAAATCGCACGCATCATTGAATGATATCTGATTAAAAAGCAATTTATCATCCATGTTGGGTTTTTCCAATCCAAGATCATAAAAATAAGAAAGATATTCCGAAGTATACTGTTTATTTGATACAACTTTAACATCTTGAATGATATTAGAGAAGTTTTTATATATTAATGATTCATAATCGGAAACGGTAACTGCTCGATTTTGTGCAGAAAATACTAATGGTGCATTTTTTCTGATATCGTCTACGGTTTGTATGAATGTTGGAGGGACTGATGCATAAGTATTATCAAACTTCAATGAAATGATATCATTTGCTGTGATATAATTTGTATTTTCGTCTTTTATGTCATTATATATTTCACTATATAGTCCTGTGTTAAATAATGTTAATTTTCCTGCTTTGGTTGCGTTGTTTCCGACCAATCCAGCATTACCGTCACTTTCGAGATAATAAATAGCAATAATATCTCCGGAATTTAATCGCTTTCCATTAATATTATCTCCGAATTTTATTTCTTGGTGTCCATATTCGTTCAATCTTTTTTCAAAAACTGATGAGATATTATCAGAAAGATACAAACTACTTACTTCTTTCCATTCCGTCCATTTTTGTGTATTAACATCTCTGATAAACACATATATATTGTTATGATCGACCATTTTAGATGGTGATGACGAGGGATAATCAACATTTAGTGTAACTTGTTCGTAATTTTCACCTATAGCAATAGAAAGGGGATATTCTCTAAACATTCCCTGATATAAAAGATTGTTACTTCCTATGGAATCTATGGTTTCGTTCTTATTAATGAGATATTTTTGAAATGTTATATCAGAATTAAATGAATATGGTGTATTTCCTATACTCATATTAGAAAATCTTTTAATGGTATATGCTTTTCCTCCGGTTAGTTTAGAATCAGCACTAACTGACACGTTTAAACTTGATGTATAGTTACCATTTGTCTTGTATCCTATCAAAGATACAATTTTGTTCATGTTTTCGAACAAATCGGCTTGGGTAAACAACGAATCGGATGCTGTTTGGTTGAGATAAAACATCAATACATGAAATGTATATGCCACAATATCTACCAATCCATTGATATTACTACCTTCATAATCAATATCTGGAAATATACCACTACTTTTGATACGATTTGTTATTAATTGCTTCATGCTAACTGCATCAAACGCAGCATACGCATTTCTAGCAAGATTAAATTCTGTAAAATTTTGTGTATTCATTTTAATTATTAAAGATATAGCCACTGTTAGCTAATGATCCAAACATAGATATGTTATGTATATTTAGGGCTGGTATATTATAGTATATATGAATATCAAATTCATTAACGTCTTCTAAAATTATGATATGCACATTAGTAACTTTAACTCGTGGCTCAAATCTAGAAATTTGCGTATATATTTCATTTCTTAGAAGTTCTCCGATGTCACGGGTTGCTGGTATGAATAAAAATTTCCTAAAATCCAATCCGTATTCAGGATTTAGTATTTTATCTCCGGGTGCTGTGGTAAATAAATTTCTAAGAGAATTTTTTATCGCATCAATATCATAATCGACTTTAAAATCATTAATTTCTCTTTTTCTGTGTAATTCGGAATTAATACCATAATTTTCCTCCAAATCCATATGGAGATCAGCGTAGAAATAAGAATTGTTCTTCATTTCACTCTGAGGAAGATTATTTAATACTATTTTTCCCATTAAAATATTTAACAGAATGACTAAATATTGTTATGGAAAAGAAGTTTATTAAACTTATGGAATCAAATATCACCAGATCAACCCGAGGAGGATTTCTAGTAGGTGATTATGTTGAATTTCTTAAAAATTATAAATCCAAACGACAATACAAAGATCTGAATGATTCTATGAAAGATGCAGTCGATCATTTAGCAAATACCGAACTACATGTTCGTGTAGTTGGTGTGAACGATACCAAGTCTACTAGTTTTCAAGGAAATCCTGATGAAATGACTGGAAATGTCGTATTATCTCTTGCAGAAGATCAAGGAGGAGGTCGTATATACCATAATGTTCTAGTTCCTTCTAGTTTATGCAAAGTAAAGGACTTTTATCCTAATTATGCTCCATTACCAGCCGTATGGTCATACGATAACAAAGAAATTCACAAACCAATTGAAGTAAAACAAGTAGATAGTGGTTCTTCAGGCATTGATTACGCTTTGCCTACCAAAGACACAAAAATTAAACCTTCTTCTACCTCTAAAAAGAAGAAAAAGAAGGTTAGTGTTAAGATTAACAAAGAATCTTATACCGCTGGTTATCTATCAGGAATGGAATATCTTCGATAAGGCAACCATTGCCACAAAGGCATTGATTTCTATGTCCATAACAGAAGAATGACGGTCCATATGGTGTCCTAATACCATAATTGACTCTTTTTTCTTCATGGAATCAATAGTTTCGTTATAAATTAAGTTCAATAATGCTTTTAGTAGACTATGATAGTCAGATTGAAACACGCTTTCGTTCTTAATTACGAATTCTCTGAATTCTATACTATCTTCTTTTAGAATTTTAGTGTAAATTTCACGAATAAACTCATCTGGTAGTGATGAATTTCGTATATTAAGTGTTCCTGATAAAGAATACTTCTGTAATTCATTCAGAATCTTTCGGAAATCGGGAAAATTTGATTTAATTAATGATTGGAATGATACAAACTGGTCTTTTGGTATAATAATACCTTCTTTATTAAGAATTTTAACACAATGTTTAGCAACATCACTAATGTTGTGACTGAAACTAAGTGTTTGGCATCTACTTTGAATTGCTGGAATGATTTTATGCTTATAATTCGCAGTCAAAATGAATCTGGTGTTGTCTGCATACTCTTCCATAACATTGCGTAACGCTCTCATACCTTCTACTGTAACCCCATCACAATTAGAAGTTAATACTTGCTTCTTTCCCACAAAGAAGTTGTGGGTTTCATCAACGCTGAGATCATATACATGAGCCTTTTTATCAAGTTTATTAATTTTTTTAATTTTTAATGTATTTATGACATTAAATTCATTTACTGTAACTATTTCATCAATTCCTTCATTAATAATATCTATTAACTTTTTTCTAATAGGAATATTTGATTCGGGACTGCTAACATACCATTTGTGTTCAGCGGTACAACACACAATTTCTCCATTTTCGAATTCAACTTCATATACATCTTGTATATTTTTATCTATTTTATAAAATGGTCTCCATTCAATTCTATTTTTGGAAAAATTGAATGTTTTTACTAAATCATTGCATTCGTCTACATCTTTGATTCTTATTTGTTGCTCTGTGCCATTTCTAAGAACTGATATAAGAGTATCTTCATGTAGACATTCATCTAATATCACAACTTTAATACCACCATCAAATGACTTGGTTTGCGCATATCCGATGATCTTATGTCTGATGGTATCAATGCCGTTTTCATCAGATGCATTGATATAAAGGTAATCACATTTCAGAATATCATTAACAATGATCTTAGCTACTGAAGTTTTACCACTTCCGGGGGTTGAAGTGAATAATAAGTGAGGAATATCATGATTTTTCTTAAAAACTTCTAGAATTTCTCTTGTCTCATCCGAGATACAAAGACTTTCGAGAGTTTTTGGTCTGTGTTTTTCACACCAAAGTTGATTAAAATCCATAATATGCCTTATCGACCACTAGAACCAAACCCTTTATCACCTCTATTGGTTTCGTCTTTCTGTTCTGTCCAACAAATCTCGGGTTCGATCAATTTATACACAACAAGTTGAGCAATTCTGTCTCCTTTTTTGACATTATATGATACATCCGTATTGTTTATCAATGCTATCGCCAAATTTCCACGGTACGCACAGTCCAGTACCCCAAAAAAAGCGGTAATACCGTGTTTGAAGAACATTCCAGACCTAGATTCAATACGAATCCAATATCCGGGCTGAATAAACCCAATATCCAATCCAATTGGAACTTTCATTGTTCCATGGGCTGGAATTAGTGTATCTTCTACAGCATAAATATCATAACCAGTATCGCCTGTGAGGTGTTCTTTGTTATTTCTTTCGGGAAGACGAGCATCTTCGTGTGTTTTTACAAAACAAATCTTAATTTGTGGAAATGGTGAATTAGTGAACGGCATAATTGGAACTATATGTTGGTGGATACTGGAAAGCAAGGAAAAATTGTCTAAATATCTGTATGTCCGATGATACAGAACTAGATGATACCGTGAATTCTCTCTTAAATCAATTGAAATCCGTACCAACTGTTGCTAAAAAAACACATGATCCTTCTAATTCGGACTATACTTCGGAAAATTTAGAAAAATTCGTAATTCAATACGCAAGTAGACTAGTAGAAAACGCAATGGAATCAGTTGAATACATAAAAGATAATGTTCAAGCAGCGCCCACAGCAGAAGATGTTATATCTTTATCGGAATTAATCAAATCAACATCAAGTTCCATAGAAATTCTTAATAAGATCGTCATCAATAAAGAAAAATTGAAGAATTCCGTTAAGATTAAACAAATGGATATTGAAAACAAACGAGAAGAACTAGAAGTTAAAACAACTACGTTTCTTGCCACAAGAGAAGAAGTATTAAAACAACTAATAAACAAAGCTAAAGTTATCGATATAACTCCCACTGCTTAACAACCGGGATTATTTACTACAGATGCTTTTATTGGATCATCTGTAGACCATTTAACATATTTTATATATTCCGAATCCATTTTTATTACGTATGGTTTGAATTTCGCCATCCCAAATTTTTTAACACGCTCCCAATCTGTTCTACATGTAAACATAGGCGCAAATTGTGATGCTTCTTGTGGATTCCACTTTGCCAATGGTTCTCTTGTGTCAGCAACTTGAATAGTCATTTTCAAATTACTAGCTCCTTTTCTAAATGCTGCCAACATTTTACTTCCTGTTTTAGAAGGCAAGAATTCATCAATCAAAAATTTAAAATTACCTCCCTTATGAATAAGATTCGGTTCGGATTTATCACCCACTTGTCGTCTTTCAACCCAAGTATTACCTGATTTGTCTGTGCATGTAATAATAAGCACATCACCTACTTTAACCATGCCGCTTTTTATAGTTACTGGATCAACTGCGATGGTTTTTAGCGGTATGATCATATTTTCCGCACTTCCTAATCCAATTTCTGATCCAGTATCAGGACATTCATCCATAGCATATCCATATGCGGTGACTTTTACTTCGCCATATCCGAATTCATATACTTTTCCATTGGTTGGTATGTTGCCCAATCCTGCTCCGGCTACATTGGTTTCACCTGCTGTTATATTCGTTCCTCCTCCAGCGGTTACTACGGATTCTAATCCTTTAGATGGACCACTATAGGTATCATATTTAGGAGCTTTTGGTGAATCATCGTAACTTCTGTAGTTATTATCGGTGGGGACATCTAATGCATTTACATATGTATTCTCTGTTACATATTGTGCTGGTGCTGGTGCTCCTAATATATCAATCAATGACATTACATTTCCGTTTTTAACCCCTATGTATTTTCTTTTAGAGTAAGAAGCATTCATGGTGGGATCATATGGATTGTATCTTTGAGCATATTCAAACATTCTAAAACAATCTCCTAATTGATTTTGTATTTTTGATTGTATTTGTGAATGAATGCTTGAGGTTGTAAAATAAGCTTGTGTGTCTCCTGTTAATGGTAATCTTTCAAATGTATTATCGGGTGTGAGTCCTTGTGCTGCTTTGTCTTTTACTCGTTGTCTGTCTTCATCAGAAAAAAATGGTTTCACGCCATCTTTATAAAGATCTTGTGATAATATTTTCAATTTAAAAAATTCGTTTTTGAATGCTGGTTTGATTTTATTCATTATTCCAGTGGCAATATTTGTCGGCGCATGTAATGCATCGCTTCCAACATCACAGAGAATTGATGCGCTATCGCTTAATGCTCTTCCAAAGTCTGCTAGCGTTCCAATGCTTGATGATGTAGGCTTGAAATAATTACAAGGAGCTTTACATGTTTTAAGCATTGATGCTACTTTATTGAGAAAGTTTTTATCTTTATCAATTTCTTTATGATTCGTAATGAATGTGGTAGGTTTATGATTCGTAATGAATGTGGTAGGTTCGTATACGGATGTTATTTGTTTTGCCGCTTCGAATGCATTTCCTAATTCATTTTTAACCATCGTACTGTAGTATTCCGGATAAACATTTACTTTATGAACGAAAAATTTTAATGTCTGTACATCTAAATCAGGTCCATATATAACAAATTTTTTAACAAAATTTCTTAAAGCATTTAATGGATTAGATGATCGTTTTACTGCTTTCCAATCATACATCAATTCGACTTCTTGTGGAAACCCGCTTACGAATTCACAAAAGGTTGTATTCTTTTCTAGAAATTGTGGATTAGGACCAATAGATATAGCTTCTAAAAATTCTGGAAATGTATTTCGGTAAAACATATTTTAAACTCCTTGCTTTAGAAAATCATCTAATTTCATTCCGTTTTCTTCTCCATCTACCAATCTGTATGGTTTTATGGTTTCTATTTCATTATGATACTTATCAAATTCAAATGTGTGCTTTACGGATGTAATCAAATGTCTTCCTAATGTATTTAGATCCCATTTCGTAGCAACAAACTTTCCGTTTTTATTTTCTGCGGCTTTTATTACATCAATAAATGATAAACTTTTTCTATGTGTTTTGCCTATTAAATTGAATTTGTATATATTATTCAGATACAATAAAGATGACATCTTTTGATTCAGAAATTTCTTTTCATCTAGTACTGGAGGTAATACTCCTTTGAATGTATTATAATTATTTTTCTTATTTGGATTTGGATAGAAATTAGGAAAAACTTCGTACTTCTGACTTCCACTGGTTGTGAAATCGTCTTTGAATGGTTTTACAAACAAATCATAAAATGTTTGCATGAATGTTTCGCTGTTTAATGTAGTCAAATCAAATATCATTGATTTGCATCCTTTGGAATTTGATAAAATCCCCGAGTTGCCTGACAAATTTACATTGTATTTACAGGTTGGTGGTTCGTTATAAAATTGATTTATCTTGGATTCATCAAATGTAATTGGAAATGTTTCCCAGTTTACTGCGGATGTTTCGGTTTTGTTATTCTGTTCATCTCCAAACGAAGATTGACTTGGTGACGGAAATTTTAATGTTTCGATTACGTAATTTTTATTATCACTGAACAATCTCTGAAGAGAAATTAATAAAAACTTCTTTTGGTATCTATCGAATTGTAATACACACGGAGACTTTTTATAAGAATGAAACGAAAGTACATAGTTTAATACATCGGCATACGACATTACTCCGTATGGATTTAATGTTATTACCACGTCACCTTCTGCATCGAATATCTTTTGATTAGTCTTTGAATCTGTATAGAATAAATCTTCAGAAGGTTTATTATCATTATACACAGCATACAATATGGCTTTAATAACCTCGCCTGTTTGCTTTCCGTTACCACCATTAGTTTCCATGTAATTACCAGCTAATGCTCCGGCTTTTTGCAAACCAAATATATTACATATATTCTCAGACAACATATATTGAGCATATTCAACCAATGTCATTTTTTTACAAACTGATCCATTATGAATAATATCAACACATTCTATAACTACGAATTGAAATTTAAGTCCTAAATGTTCTTTGTTTTTTTCGTCTTCCGAATCTTTATCAAAATTACCAGTAGAAGATGGTATGATTTCTATATCAATGATATCTCTTCCATTTCCGAGAAATACATAAGGACTGGGAGATTTTTCAATTACTGATTGATCATTAGCCAATATCATAGTCGCACTATGAAATGGATTGAAAATGTTATCTTCGATACACAGATAAATCAAAGAATTCCTTTGCAAGAAAACCACGTTTCCTTGATTATTATACATAATAAGACTAAAATAGAATTCCTCATTTCCATATTTTGCATAGAAATGTTTTTGATTATTACTGTTTGTAACTTCAGAAGCCATTTTATATTTTATTCTTTAATGAATTGAGAATAGTGTCTATATAATCTAATTTAATTATCTTTATAATAGAACCCGCTTGTAATAATTTAACTGGATTTTTGATATTATTCACTGTCATTATCAACCACCACAGATGTTGCGTTTTGTATAAATTATAACTCAATGTGGTTAAAGGAATTGATGCTTCCACCGATATATAGTCAAATACATTATCATTAAGATTTGATGGCAACACCACTTTGCTCAGAATATTATAAAATGCATACGTATCACCATTATCCGTATCAAATTTATACATGTTGAAGATATTCTCATATCTTTCTGGATCATTTATTACGATTATCTTTTCCATATTAATGCACACCTCCTAAATTACCATACGCATTTGGAGAAATAGCCGTATGTGTAATTGGTCTATCTGGTGGGAATGATTGTTTGGGTTCTGGTATTGGTGGTCCTAGTACTTCTGGTGATTTTTGTGCTACTGGTGCATCTGCTGTGGATTTTGATATATTAAAATCAGGAGGATTGGAAAAACTTTGAGCAGTTCCGTATCGCTTTGATACATCAATTCCTGCTGATCCCATTTCAGGTATAAAAAAGTTATTAACTTCGGAAGTTAGTGATTTAAATTCAATATGAACTTTGTATGCATCAGGTATAATAACATCTCGTCCGTTTGCTTTTAGTATTCTTCTAGTTCCTTCGAATGTTACTTGAAGATTACTAATATAAGTATATGGGTAAAAACCTCTTCCGGGAATAGTAAGTTCGTATACACATGGAGGATCAACTAGTAAACGATCAAATCTATGCGGAGTGTTTTGAATTATTAGTTTTGTTATTAAATCCAAGTTTTTGATGAACGAATTTTCTGTTATCGTATTATATAAAAAGAAATCAACACTGGCTGTATATTCCGAATCACCAAATTTATAAAATTGTGGTCGTTGTATATACATTCCGGGTTCTGTCAATGAAGCAACATTCAGCAAATTTGCTGCTTTTGTTATAGTCTCTGATAAATTTTTGAAAACTCCCTGATATGCGGTTTCTGGATTGAAGGCATCATTGTATGAATTGTTTATACCAAAAAATGCGTTATCAAAATAAGGGAATTTATATGTTCTTCCTGTGGATTTTCTAATGTATAAATACGCATACATATCTTTTAGATCTGCTGCATTATTAAACCTCGACCATTCATCTGCGGTTTTGTCCACGGATTTAACTTGATCAACAGCCCATGTTGCAAATGATTTCGCATTGTCTGTTATTTTTCCGGCAAGATTGGGTGTGTTGCTTTGTATAAAGTCTGCAAATTTATTATCTTTGAACGCTCCTTGTATTTTTTGTGCAAATGAATCAGGCACTAATTGTGATTGTGCTTTGATAACATCAGGAAACAACAAAGCCGATGACATCAATGATGTCATATAAGAATTCCCTGCTAATTTAAATTCCTTTATTTGTACATACGGAATTTCATTTGCTTGGCTTTTTTTGTTTATGGAATAAGTCCAATCATAATTTTCTATGATATTAATAACCTCATCCACTTGAGTTTTTGGTGTAGATGGTTTTATGTTTTCCGGAACCCCTTTATTGTTGTTTACTTGTTGTGATGTTTCTTGTTCTTCGGTATACGGAGTTACATCTGCCTTTTTTTCTGGAACTTCTGGTGGTTGTACTGGAGGTGGAGCTGGAGGTTCAGGTGGTTTTTGAGCTTTTGCCTCTTCAGCATCATATATCTTGTCCCATCTAAGCAATTGAAGATCCGCAGTAGCTGGATCACTACTGAGATTAACGGCTCTTCCTCTGTATTCTATAGTAGGCATATTGTATTATTTTTAAATATTTAGTTGCCTATGGTCATGTTGGTTAATTTAAGATTAGACATGTAATTGTCTTTAGTATTAAATGAAGGCGATGAAATTGTAGTTGAATTAGGAGGAGTTGATATATTTGTACCGCCCCCTGTTCCTCCTTTTTGTACTATTTGTCTTAGTAAATCACCATTTGCACGCAATTGATCAAGTTGTGCTTGTTGTACTGCTAGTTCTTGTTGATTTATTTCTAAAATAGATTTTTGTATTCCCGAATCATTTTGTACATTCATTTTGTACATCTGATTCATTTCTGCTTCCATCTTAACTTTATCTAATTCTTTGTATGCACTAGCAAATGCTACTAATGCCGAAGAAAACTGTACTAAGGGAGCTGTCATGTTTGATATATCTTTTGTGATATCCTTTAATTCTATGCCTTGTGATAATGATCTCAATCCTTCGGCTAAGAATTTCATACCCGTTCCCAGTGTTAACATTTTTTCCGCATCTAATTTTTCGAATTTCTTTAAATACGAAACTGGATCGACTCCTATTAATCCTGCTAATCCATTTGCGATGCCTCCTGCTATTCCTGCTCCAGTACCTACTAGCATAAGTGCCAAACCCCCAGCAATTGCTACCATGCCTTTTGCAACCTGTATTAAACTATCACCATTTATAGTTTGATACTTTGCAAGGGAATCAGCAATCACTCCCAAGGCATATGCCAATGCTAATACTACGCCACCTGCTACTGCTCCTGCTATAATTCCTATTGGACCACCTGCTGCCATAGCTACTGCAAGTATTCCTGTTATGGTAACCAATGTGCCGAAAGCAATTCCCGCTATTTTCAGTCCTTCTATTATACTATCCCATGGTTTGTTTGCGTATTTTTCTAATTGATCGGCAAGATAACCAACCAAGTATACCAACTCAAACATAATAGCACCCGTAACAGCCATTCCTGCTTTTCCTATAAGACCAGTACCTACTGCTATTAATGCAAACATTGCAAAAAAAGCACCAAATGCCAATCCTGCTATTTTTAATCCTTCGGTAATTGCATCCCATGGTTTATATGCGTATTTTTCTAATTGATCTGCAAGATATCCAATCAAAAACACAAGAACCACCATAGCTGCTGTGGCTACAATAACATTTCCTTTTTTAACAGTACCCATCAACAACATTAATCCGATACATACTCCGACAATTAATGTGAATTTAGCTAATCCATCAAGTATAACTTCCCAAGATATCTCCGCCAATCGTTGAAATAATGGTATCAACAAAAATCCAACAATTAAACCTAATATCGCCAACCCTGCTGTTGCTACAATAACATCAGATTTTTTTATCTTCTTCATTAATATCATTAATCCGATACACACACCAACAACCAGAGCAAATTTTGCCAAGCCTTCTAACAATACAGAAAATTTCATCTTCTCTAAATTTTCAATCAGAGGAATTACGATAAATGCTATGGTTGCTGCTAGTATCCCGAATCCTATTGCTGCGTTCTTCAAGCCACTTCCCATTTTTCCAACCAAAATAAATATACCAATCAACAGTGCTAGAACTCCCAACACTTTCATGGTTTTCATCATGTCCATTTTACCTGCATTTGCTAATGCATTAATAATTAAAAATAATCCAATTCCGATAATAGCCAATCCTGCTAAATTTTTAAAAGAAGCCATTCCTCCTTCTTCTTTCTTTTTAGGTTTTTTTGAATCTTCTGTTAAATGCACTAATTTGCTTATACCAAAATTCAATTCTCTTTGAAGATATCGCTGACGATCCAAATGAAGCATGATTGCATCTTTCAAGTCAAACCATTCCAATCCCTTTATTAGTTTATTTATTAATGCTTGTGCGTCGTTTTTTTGTGATTTGGACTTACTTCCTGTGTTGATTTTTTGCATTAATCCTGATATTAATGCTTGTGTGTTATCTTTTGTAGGTTTAATTTTTGCCATTTTCCCTACATTATCAACTATATTATCTAAACTGTCTCCTACGTATTCAAAAAAATTGGTAAATCCTATAACATTGTTGAATATTTTGGCTGTTTCTGTTGTATCTTTTGGGTTGAAACCTAAACCTAATATTTTTTTATAAGCATTGGCTGTTATGTAAGCCGTAAGCTTTATCTTTTCTGCTTCTTCTCGTGTGAATTTGCCTTTTATGTTTCCTTTGGCGTCTTTTGTAGACGTAAAGCCACCACCCATTGCCTTTAACTGGGCAATTACATTATCAAGTTTGTTGGCTAATACAGAAACATCCACTTATATTATTTAATGAACCGTTATTCTTTTGAGAATAATCTAGCATCAATAGATAATGTATTGCCATCCACCGTAATATAATCCATTTCTTCTTTTCGAAAACCTTGAATATACTCAAGAATCTTGTTATTCAATTCTGCGGGAATATTTTCTACTACAGACAAACGATCCTTGATTGAATATGCCTTCATATCAACTTCTTCTTTGTTCACTTCTAGTTTTGTAATGAATTTAAGAATTTCATAGATGAACAAAGATCCCACCGTTTCACTGATATCTTCTTCTTTTCCCTTTTTGAGCTTGTCTAGTTGAAAATTATTGATTTTTGTGTCTTCTTCTAGTGTTAGCACATCCAATGTAACAGTAATATCGACATTATCCAAGCTTAATTGGGTTTTTCCTATGTTTGTATAGGATAAATCTTTGGATAAAATCAGATCTAGATCATATCGGGTTTCGTTTTGATCTTGTTTTGATACGAATTCACTACCAAATGATTGTTTTCTTAGGGATAGGATCACGGGAATCTTGTCCACCACAAGAAAGTCGTATTTTTCTGTGGAATTATCTGTAATTACTTGGTTGATTACGTTACTAATGATAATTCCCGAAAGAATTCCGTCTAATCCGCTCTTAATTAGATCTTTTTGTTGTCTAACCGAAATCGGTTTGAACTTCATTTCTTTCTTTGCTGATGGTACATATACCGAAATTAAATTCGATTCATTAATTTGATTTAATTTTGATAGAATACTAGTAACACTCATAAAAGGATTTAGTGGTTTTTGTTAAAATTACAAATTATTTGTATTTTGGTAGTGATGGCATAGACGGGGTTCCGCCATTTGATTTAGATTGTGCTTCTTCTTGACGCTTCATATCTTGATTGTAAAAATTTATATGTATTTTGCATTCATTTGGTGTCATCTGTAAAAAATGATCATGGGATATATTCATTTTAGATATGAGATTGTATTGAAGTTCGTAGAAGTTAATTAAATCATCATTAAATATAGACTTAATAAATGTAAATAGTGTGTTATCAAACACTTTTAATGGTATTTGTTCTATACCAAACTTATTATTTTCTGTTATTATATTAATACTATTACCTATGTTCTGATATAAATTAATAAACTTTATAAGTTCATCAGTAAGATTTGCCGGAATATTATCTATGATAGAGTCTCTTTCTACTTCTGTCAAGTCATAAAAATTAATAATATCATCATCTATTTTTATTTTATCAATTAATTCTCTGTATATTTGATCAAAATTATTAATTGTAAATACTTTAGGAGCTGATAAAAATAATGTTATACTATTATATTCAACAGTTTTTGTTAATTCTAAATCTTTTAATTTATTAATTATGTTATTTTTAATAGAAGAAATTTGATAATCTATACTAATATCTCTTTCGCCTTTTAATGTTAACTTATCTCCTAATGAATAAGAACGTAAATCAAGTAATATTAAAAACTTCTCGACATTAGACAATTTATTGACTATACTTTTATCTACCAAACATTCTGATATAACCCATTCAAAATATTCATTTAATCCATCATTATCTTTATTTGTTATGAATTTCAATAAATCAAAAAACATCGAATTGTTTAAATGATAATATCTTGCCTGTTTTTTTAAAATGGGAAGATATATTTTAGATGAAAATTTCATTTCTAACGATTATTTCGAGAATTACTGGGATCTGCATCGTATCGGTACTTTTCGTACATCCAAGTAACTCCTGCGGCTACGGGTGCTTCTGATGGCTCTGAATCATATTTAAGAGTCCTATCAGGAACATCAATAGGCACACATCCTTCAAACGTATGCATTAATCGTGTTGGTTTCAAATCATAATCACGTTCTCTTGTGAACTCCTGTACAGTTATAGTACATTTGATGGAATTCTCTTTTCCTGTGTTTACTAATCCTCTATAACCTGCTGCAATAATCCATGGACGTATTAGTCCATATACGAAATCTAAATTAGTTTCTAAAAAATCTATATGCACTGCACGCTCGGAAACACCCATTCGATCAGAACCAACAAATCCTTTTAAATAACCACCCATGTTATCTAATCCTGCTCCTGTAACAGAAAACGCCTCTTTGGGTAATTTTATTGATTGTGCATAATATAATCCCAACCCATCAAATTTAGGTTGGGTATTATCGTTTAATAATTTATTTTGAACGCTGGTTGGGACAAAAAAGTTATGGGCATCAATTTGAGTATATTTTTTAATAATTTCAAACAATGCATCAGGACCACCCGTGTCGTATGTATCGGGAACTATAGCAACTGCCCATTGGGTGGTTAAGGGAATATTATAATCCCAATAACCACCCATCAAATCTAAGAAATTTGTTACTAAACTATTTTGATTAACTTCTGCCACATTATCTATTTAATGGAGCAACTATGTTACTGCCCATAGAAGTGCGATCAAAGAAATGATAAGCTATACCAACAGTGAAGGACATTACGGCACCATTGCCTTCTGCCATACTATATGATACTTCACCAACATTTCTTATCGAACAGCCAATTAGACGGTACTTATAAATCACATCAAGATTTTTGTCCAACTGAAGTAAGGTCATGATGGAATTTGCGTTTGCAATAGATCCACCAGCTTGTCCACTGCCAGCAATACCAAAAACATTACCGAATGTTCTGGTTGATTCGTTCATAAGCAATTCACGAACTGATGAAGTTTCTGGACAATACATTTCAATTTCGTATGATTCCGAACCGGGAAAGGTTACAGAACCGGGAATATTAAATGTCTGACCTGCGTATTTTACTTCTTGGTTCATAATTGAACGTGCGGGTAATTTAGCGGTTTTCGCATACAATAGATCGGTTGGTGATAAATTAACTCCGTTGTCGAAATTAACCGATTCCACACGGAATAGGAAATCCCGTGCAAAGTCATTAACTACTGCATTGTTGAAAAATGTATTGATTGTCTGATTCGGTACGTCCATATAATTATTTATTCTTTTCTATTAATTATTTAGAAAAGAACAAACAACATTGTGCCTGCATCCCACAATTTTCTATAGCTATTATCCATCATATTTTGATTTTCTGTTTTATTTGTATCGAAATTTTCTAATATTTTTGCTAATCTGTGTTTTTGTGTTGAAAACCGTGACAATATTTTATCTTTTTTTGTATATACATACGATGGTGGGGTAAAAGACTTGAAGACAAATCCAAGTTTTTTGTACATATTTCCATTGCTGTACCGCAAATCAGCATATGATATCAGGCTTTTTGGATTTTGTAATTTCTTGAAATGGCTTAATAATTTCGAAGCTCCGCCAATTACGTTATGGTTTAATTTATTACAGAATCTAACCAATTCCCATTCATAATTTTTATTAAATCGTGGTTTAGAAAATGTCATAACAGACACAAGATCACCGTTATATTCTAATCCTAATTTAATTTTAGAATTATCCATACCTTGTAAATGATTCGTATTTAAAAAGTCATTCTTTTGTTTATTATCTAATTCAACAATTTTACATTTTCTTGCATATATTCTATTACTGTTTCCTAGTTTATTATTAATAATAGATTTCCAAATATTTTGCTTATTTACATTATTCCATTCATGTGAATTAATTTGCAATAAATTAATATTTAAATCTAGGCATTCTTTGTATTTTACAAAATGGTTATTTCTTTTTTCGGCTTCTTGATCAATATTATTTGGAAAACTACTACCAAAAGAATGCCACACTCCTCCGTTATATTCTATGGCTATATTTTTAGATGGTATGTATATATCTAATTCTTTATTTGTGTTTGTATATTTATAATTTTCTAAAATATCGGATTCATATTGTTTTACATATGCTAATACTGTTTTTTCTTGATAAGAAGTACCGTTCTTTCCATAACATACATAACATCTGATATTTTTCCATTTTCCGTCCG